TCCCACACGCGCGGATCAAAACCGCCCCACCACGGCATGTTAATCCGCTTGCCATGCCCGAACATTTCAATCCAGCGATATTCTGCCTGGGTGTGTTCACGCGCAATGAAGAACGTACAACCGGCTATCGCTCCGTAAGCCCAGTTCCCGGTAAAAAGACCAATCAGTAGCTGCGCAGCCACAGCACAAAGAGCATGAAGGAAAGGTGTTATATCCATTTTCATCCTACCCAATAAAACGGGGCGCTCGGCCCCTTAATATTATTTAGACGCAAGCGTCGCCTCAATTGCAGATAATCTTTGCCTTAATTCTGCGTTTTCTTCTTCCAGTACTGTTATTCTGTCGTCTGACTCTCTGGCTACCTGAACAAGCAAGCCAGTAACACCAGAATAATCTACTGTGTAATAACGTTCACCTTCTTCACCTTCCGATCCGCTTGCACCGTCCTGATATTTCATTGCGGAACCTACAACTTCTGGGATTGCTTCCAGAGCTTCCTGTGCAATGACACCTGCATAGGGCATACCGTTTTCTTTAAGCGTGTATGTATAGCCGTTCATTTTACGGATGCGGTCGGTTGCATTATCGATCACCTGAATGTTGTCTTTCAGATCCCGGTCGGAATGCTGGTTAAATGCGGTGGCATGACATGCACCATTAACGCTTAACATATAGGTGTTATCGGTATTTTTCTGCGCATAGAACATATACGCGCCACCATCAGCACCAACTTCATATACAACCGGACGGGTAGAGTTACCCCACAAACTAGTAGTAGCGCCAGAATGAGCGGTCCCCTGTGTGTTTAATGTCATGGTTGACCCATGATTGGCATATTTGATTTGTAATGTGTCTGTGCAGTCAAACTTAATAAGCGCGTTACTTCCCCGCACACCATACGACATGAGACAGTTCCCCATCTTAAGGTAACCATCACTGCCTGGAAAAATTAATGTTCCGCCGTAAAGATCGCTAAAATCCCAAAAGATACCTTTTGTTCCATTGTGTGTGACAATCCTTGTCATTGTATCTTTTGTACCGTCAATATTTTTTCTGGTGTACATCTCACTATAAGCGTTTTCGGTTTCTCCTGTCTTATTTGACAAGTGAATCTTACCGCTAAATATAGTTCCAGTGGTCGGCAATGTCTTTTGATCATAGATTACATTGCAATAACTATTCCATGTTGTTTTATTGTCTACATATGATTTTGTTGCGTAGCTCCCTTGATCGTTTTTTAATTTGCTAACATCGGATTTTAGCGTTTTGATGTCATCAGGAATTACTGTCGATGTAGCCATTATTCTTCCTCACATCCAGCCACGAAGTTGATGCTCAACAGCAACCACGTATTCATCGAATATTGACGGTGTTTTCACATCATTAATGATGCGCACGTTTACAAAATATCCGTCTTCCTTAACACATACCGGTTCGCCATCTTCATTCAGTTCTCCGGTTTCTTTGTACACGTTACCTATCACGTCAATAAGAATATCATCCTGCATCGACTCGTCATCATAATAGCCAATACTCTCCATAAAGGCCGAAAAGTCGGCCCTGTCGGCAAATTTGAGTGTTAAATCTTTCATTAGATTGACTCCCCCACCTGAGCATCAGTCAATGCCTTGTGCCATATTCTGAAATTCCTGACATGACCAAATAAATGACGTAACCCGGCTGTAGTCTGGCCTCCAATACGGATAATTGCGGTGTTCTGAATACAGGACCATGTGGTTTTTGTTTCGCTGGATATACGCCCGTTACTTACTGAGCACGTAGACTGATCTGACTTTACACGCATCCCCATAACCATTTTTTCAAGCGATGCGTTTTCGTTTACCCGTCTGTTAGCTCCTCCAATATCGCAATAAGGAAATCCGTCGTAATCTGCTGAAGAACCGAAGCCAAGAATAATAGCCGCTCCGGTTTGATGACCGCCGGTATCAAAAACACGCGGCGCTGCATTTGGCGTTTTATACCAGTTCTTATGTACCTCACAAAGAACCGTAAAAGGAAGATTATAAAGATTATTCTTAATGGGAACTGTAACTATATCGCTTGCGCGGGTCGCCGCCGTCGTTCCTGATATAATAAAAGATGATACACAAGGCCCATTTTCTACTTGTGGGGTGGCCAGATAAATATAGTCACCAGATACGGTTGCCCCGCCCTGCTTAGGAGAATACTGTATCTGAGAACCTATTTTTAACTCCCCATCAATTGCCTGAATTGTTGCCTCTGCAAAAATCCATCCGGTAGCTTCGTCCTTTCTGACTCTCGCTGTAATCCTTGAGGCAGCACCGCCTGTCATATTAATTTCAAGCGTTTGTGTATCAATATACGCATCACCAAGAAAAGTTGTTGCGCTACCGTCATATTTATCAAACCGGATACGCAACCTTACCTGCAGTTCTGTTTTAAAACGACATGAGGTTGTCACATATTTATTATCGCCTGAGACATCAACTGACTTTGTTGCAGCAATTGATGCCATATTAATGGCTGAGGTTTGCCCAATCAGAGAATCGTTGCAGACAAACTTTCCATAGGTAAAACCAAAATTATCCGTCCCTGTTTCGGGCACATCCATATTTGACGATCGCCCCCAACTGGCAGGGCTTTCCGAATTGAGCATGTAGTTTGTTCTTTGCCCCTCAATAAGCAGACCATCACGTTCAAATCGTGGCTCGTCAATGGCAGCCTCTGTCAGCACACCAGATTTGTTAATATAGGTTGCTTTCGATGCACGTTTAAACTTAACAATCTTGTCGCCAGGCATCGTTATTTCATCGTCACCAATAACAATTTTTTTATATGATGGCGAAAAGCCCGTAATCATATCCAGCGAATCGTTAAATGGTATCCACACATCAGGCAGCGGCTGTAAGACATATTTATACGGCTCTGCTGCCTGACTTGCATACTCTCTGGCTGCGTCTTCACTTGCTTTAGCTGCTGTCTGGCTTGCTGCCGATGCTTTCGCCGAGTTCGCCGCTGCAGTCTCGCTTGTCTTTGCATTGGTTTCACTGGTTTTTGCTGCTTTTTGACTGTTGGCTGATGCAGTGGCAGAAGCAGCCGCCGCGCTTGCAGAACCAGCTGCAGCACTCTCGCTTTGGGCTGCTGCATCCTGACTGTTTTTCGCCGCAGTTTCGCTGGCTTTGGCATTCGTTTCGCTGGTCTTCGCTGCCGTCTGGCTGGACTTTGCGTTAGTTTCACTCGTCTTCGCAGCTTTCTGGCTGTTAGCCGCAGCAGTTGCTGATCCAGTTGCTGAAGTCGCAGAACCGGCTGCCGCGCTCTCGCTTTGGGCTGCTGCAACCTGGCTGTTTTTTGCCGCAGTTTCACTGGCTTTAGCATTCGTTTCGCTGGTCTTCGCTGCCGTCTGGCTGGACTTTGCATTGGTTTCGCTCGTCTTTGCGGCTGTCTCGCTATTTTTCGCGTTGGTTTCTGATTTTTTAGCTGCTGTCGCGGAGTTTGCCGATGCAGTCTGTGAGGTCGCTGCCGCCTGTGCGCTGTTAGCTGCATTCGTTTCTGAGGTTTTCGCCGCGTTCTTCGATGATGCCGCTGCAGTTTCGGATTTCTTTGCCGCCGCTGCGCTCTGAGAAGCGGCTTCGGCGTTGCGTGCCGCTTCTTCCACCATTTCCTGAAAACGGCGCAATGCCTCCGGCATGACATCATCTTCCGTCATGGCACCGAGAAAATCATTCAGCGTCCCCGGACTGGAACCTTCATAGACGGTAATGGTCCCAACATGTGATGGCTGAGAACCCTCAATCCACAGGATGACGCTGTACTGACCATACTCAACGTCCATACTGTAACGCCCGGCTTCATCAGGATTTTCAGAGGCAACCGTGTTCACCAGTACCGTGGTGCTGTTACGCTTTGCCTTCAGTTGAATAGTGCAGTTCTGTATTGGTTTTCCCGCACCATCTTTCAGCACACCTGAGATTTTTACTGCTGCCATATCCACTCCACAAAAAAGCCCGCCTGAACCGGCGGGCTGTCATAACACTGTGTTACCTGGCTAATCAGAACTTATAACCGACACCCACGATGAAACCGTCAGTGCGCCAGTCGCCACTGCCGGAGCCTTCATAAGCAATATCAATGGCCACGGATTCGGTCGGGTTAAACTGCACGCCAGCTCCCCACGCCAGAGACGTGTTGCTGTGGCGATCGTCATCACTTCCGGTCAGCACATCGTGCGTTTTCCCCTTGTTGTCAGTTACGCGGAGATAATCCCCGGAGAACGTCGAAACACGGCTGTAAGCCACACCTGCCATCGCATAAGCACTGAACCATTCATTCACGCGTACAGATGGCCCCGCCATCATGCTGAACCAGCGGTTACGCACTGAATCTTCATGCCAGCGGGTATCGCTGTAATGCGTTTTTTGCTCATCTTTGGCATTGGCATAACTGAATGACGTCACCAGCCCCAGCGTGTCCGTAAATTCATAACGGTATTTCACGTTAATGCCCTTCAGGTCATCACTGCCTGGCATATCAGTATGGGCCTGAAGATACCCGGCGCTTAGTGTGGACTGATGCTCTGCTGCGCTCGCTGGCGTACCAACGGCAACCAGCCAGACTACTGCGGACAGAATAACAGCACATAATTTACGCATAATTACCTCTCGCTTTTCTGCAATAAAAAAGGCGTCATTTCTGACGCCCGTATTGGGGTTATAAAATTCAGCTGATACTGATGCCTGCGGTGGCTTTCTTCATCACCACAACCAGCAAATCGCTGATACTTGCTGTGGGATACCAGCCATTTACCCACCATGCTGATACCGAAAACTCCAGTGTCATTACGCCACTGCCTGCAGGCATATCAATAACACCCGTGTAAATCAGAGTATTATCCAGAGCCGTTCGGTTATAAATTTCAGCCCCGTTTTTCTTCACTATCAGGCGGCATGACGAATAAGTATCGCTATTCTCCCGTTCATGTCTGGCACCGCTGAAAGCCACCGCTGGAATAACAATTTGCCGGTCAAACGGCTGATCGTCATAAACCCTGACGGTAATGGTCCCTGATGGCCACCGTTCCGGTGCACGGGAGTCACGGGGGAAAGCTTTGCCCACTGTTTTAACGAGATCGCCTTCAATCTGGTTCGCGGACAGTTTTCCCAGAACCCGGCAGTTCTCGTTAATCGTGACGTTGTTGAGCGTCCCGGAGTTCGCATTCACGTTACCGCTGATATCGGCATTTTTTGCCGTCAGCCGCCCGTCCGGTGTCAGGGAAAATGCCGGAGGATTACCGCCGCTGGTAATGGTGGGAGCCGTCAGATATTTCAGGAACACTTCATTCATGAATATCTGGTTGCCCTGCGCCACAAACATCGGCGTTTCATTCCCGTTTGCCGGGTCAATAAACGCGATACGGTTAGCGGCAACCAGGAACTGACTCAGTTTGCCTTCCTCCGTATCCTCCATGCTGAGGCCAAGCCCCGCGACATAATGTTTGCCGTCTTTGGTCTGCTCAATTTTGACGCCCCACATGGCATTCCATTTATCGTTGGCATCTTTCCACTCTTTCGAAAACTCATCCAGTCTGCTGGCGTTATCCTCCGTCAGGTCGACTTTTTCCAGCAGCTCCTTGCCGAGATGGGATTCGGTTATCTGGCCTTTGAAAAAATCCAGGTAACCTTCTGCATCATCGCTCGCCCGACCGACAGCCTCCACGAATGCCGATTTGCCAACGGTGTTCACACTGCGGATGTAAAAATAATAATCATGGCCCGGCTTGATATTGATACTGGCGGCTATCCAGTACAGCGCCGTACCAAGATAACGTGCGCTGGTTTCAACCTGCCTGATATCCGTAATCCGCTTTTCCGAGAACCAGAACTCAAACTGTACCGTCGGATCATAAACGGCAAGATGCGGCGTTGCGGTTATCTGAAAATAGCCCGGCGTCAGCTCAATCCGCGACGGTGCTGCCGGTGCGGCAATCCGGAACGATACCGACGCCGGATCTCCCTGCTGCCCCCACGCATTTACCGCCCGGACTGTCAGCCTGTAGTTCCCCAGCGCCAGTTGCGTGAAGCGGTATGTGGTTTCCGTCGTCCGGGCCGTGCTGACCAGCCGCTCACTGCCGTCGTCCGCTGTTACGGTCAGACGGAGCAGGAAGCTCACGCCCTTCACCACCTTCGGTGTGTCCCATCGCGCCAGCACCTGATATTCCCCGCTGTCTGCAGTGACTTCTGCGGTCAGGTGCTGCACCGCTGGCGGCGTGACACCGTTCACCGTGCCACTCTGTTCGCCGTCAAAGTGCGCCCCGTTATCCACGATGGCCTCTTTTTCCGGCACATGCTGCACGGCGGTGATGGCATACGTGCCGTCGTCGTTCTCACGGATACTCACGCAGCGGAACAGTCGCTGGCGCAGCGTCGGCAGCTTCAGCCCCCATACGCTGTATTCAGCAACACCGTCAGGAACACGGCTCACTTTTACCTTCACGCCGTCGGTGACGGACTGAACCTCCACGCTGACCGGATTGCCACTTCCGTCAACCAGGCTTATCAGCGTGGTACCGGAGGATGGCAGCGTGATTTCACGGTCGAGCGTCAGCGTCCGGGTCTGGCTGTTCACCGCCAGCACGCGACCACCGGTGCTGATACCGGCA